AGGAAATGAAAATGACTGAATTTGAAAAGAACTGCTATGGTATGACTGAAGCTGACATCCGTGAAGACTACATGGAAGGCATCACTGCTAAATTCTCTGGTCTTGAGATGGTTGTGATGGGAATTCTTTCTGATGTGCAACACATGCAAGAAAGTGATTATTTCACCAAAGATGCGATCCGCAAACAACTGAATGTTGCCAAATTCATCTTGTCTGAGATGATGGAAGCCAAACAATCTAATGCAGTTTAATTGAAAGGAACTATATTATGAAACAAGTGATCCACAAAACTAAAACAGAACTCCGTGCTGAAACAGAGAAACAGATTAAAGCATTCTTGCGTAAGGGTGGTTCAATCGAGATTGTTAAGGCTCGTAAAGCACCGAAGCAAAAAAATGACAGTTAAGAATTCTCGTGGATTCTGTACTGGAACCAGTGGCTTTGCAAATGGAATGCCACGCAAGTCAACTTTCCAACTCGGCTAATATGATTCTCGCCAGAGAAATCACTCAGTGGGAAGATGGTATGGATTGTAACCATACCTACATCATGACTGAATCAATGGATAAAATCTTTGGTTACTTCAAGAAGAATAATCCTAAAGACTTTATGATGTTCAAGAATCCGATTCGTATTGACACACGACATCGTAAATTCAAAGTCATAAAACGAGACATGTACTTTAAGGGACAAGAGCCAACGCATAAAATCTGGCATGTCAAAGGTACTAAAGACCATGTGTATACTGTAGAACAATCACCCAATGGAATGTACTGCAGTTGTATCGGCTACAAGTATCATAGTAAGTGTAAACATATTGAACAGGTGAAGAATGAACATCAATAAATTTCTAAACAGTCTTGCTGCAAATGCCTCTCGCAATTTCAAGATCGAGCAACTAAACGCACACAGCGATAACGAAACTCTGCGAGAGGTAATTCGGCTGGCGCTGGATCCTTTCACTCAATTCTATCAACGAAAGATTCCTGCGTATGAATTCGTTGGAGAAGATTCTGAACACCAGACTTCATTAGAAATGGCTATGCAGAATTTGTATTACTTGTCAAGTCGAGAGGTAACTGGGAATGCAGCTATTGCGCATCTTGGTGCAATCCTCTCTGGTCTTGAACCAGATGACGCTAAAGTGATTGAACGAATCATCGCAAAAGATTTGAAGTGTGGTGTTGATGTATCCACCGCCAACAAAGTTTGGTCTGGTTTGATTCCCGAATATCCATGCATGTTGTGTAGCCCATTTGAGCAGAAGTTGGTAGATAAAATCAAATTCCCAGCGTATGCTCAAATGAAGATGGACGGTATGCGCTTCAATGCTATTGTTCGTGATGGTAAATGTGAATTTAGGAGTAGAAATGGAAAAGAAATCCTCTTATTGGGTAACCTTGAGCAAGAATTTATTCGTCTTGCTGGGTCTATCGATTGCGTGTTCGATGGTGAACTTTTGGTTATGCTTCCTGGGGATCATCAGTTTACTGATCGCCAGACTGGCAATGGAATCCTCAACAAAGCAAACAAAGGAACGATCTCTGTAGAAGAAGCTGCAATGGTTCATGCTTCTGTTTGGGACTTGATTCCTTATGTTCAATTCACTGATGGATATTGTCAGACTCCATATGCAAAACGATTCTCAACTTTGGAACAGATCGTAAAGAAGCAGAAGTCAGAAGGTAAAAAGATTTGGATTGTCTCAAGTGAGATTGTGCAGACAATCGAAGATGCGCAAAGTATTTTCCAGAACTATCTGTCTCTTGGTCATGAAGGTATCATCCTGAAAGATGGTGCTGGTGTTTGGGAAGACAAACGAAGTAAGACTCAGATTAAATTCAAGGGTGAGTTGGAATGCGATTTGAAGATTGTTGCAGTTGAAGAAGGTTCAGGTAAGGCTGCAGGAATGCTCGGTGCAATTGTATGCGAGTCTGCAGATGGAATTGTAAAGGTAAATGTTGGCTCTGGATTCTCAGATGCTCAACGAAAGCAATATTGGAAAGAAAATTTAGTTGACAAAATCGTAGCAGTGAAGTATAATAGTCGAATCAAGAACAAGGCTGGAGAAGATTCGTTATTCCTGCCAGTGTTCATTGAACTCCGTGATGATAAAGATGTTGCAGATACGACAAAGGTGATTAAATGATCTTAGACTTGTTGCTGAAACCAAAGGTATTGTTTAACCCCAGCAATAAAAAACATATTGCTTTGTATAAGCAATACCTTGCAACAAACTCTTGGGGTGATGGTTGTCCTTTTGTTTTACAATTTCCACACCTCACAGTTCCAGATATGATTAAAGATCAACTCGTACATAAATTTTTGAAAGTAGAAAAGGTAGTAAGATGAAAGTCGTCATCAATAGTTGTTATGGTGGTTTCGGTTTATCTCATGAAGCAGTGATGCGTTACTGCGAGATCAAGGGTATCACTGTATACCCAGAGCAAGGTAAAGACTTCTGGAAGTTTTGGACTTACTGGACAGTTAAGCCAGAAGATCGTATTGAATCTAAAGAAGGCGAAGCATTCTATTCTATGTCTATGAAAGATCGTGCTGCTTACAACAAGGCTCATTCTGAGCAGACTATCTATGAACGAGAGATCGATCGTGATGACCCAGCATTGGTTCAAGCAGTTGAAGAACTTGGCGACAAAGCCAATGGTAAACATGCAGAACTAAGAGTTGTTGAAATTCCAGATGGTGTTGATTATGTAGTTGAAGAATACGATGGCATGGAACATATTGCTGAAGCCCATAGGACTTGGTGTTAATTATGCGTGAAGAACTTGATAAAGAATTGTGTGCAAAGTATCCTCTGATCTTCCGAGATCGGAATGAGAATATGCAAGTCACAGCCATGTGCTGGGGTCTTTGTGTAGGAGATGGATGGTATAACATCATCGATATTCTTTGTGGTATGTTGACTTCTGATTATCGTAGCGCACAAAGTCGTTACGAATCTATTAAAGATTTGGTTGACCAACCCCAGTGGGAAGGTAGCAAGAAAATCATCACTCAGCAAATGATTGATGATGCTAAAGCAAAGATGGATGAAGAAGCTGCTAAGGTTCCAGTTGCTGTTCAGGTAAAAGAGAAGTTCGGTGGACTTCGATTCTATGTTCAGGCTGCAACTGATATAGCACTATAACTACATCTCATTTGCTGAGAGTATGTCGTATCGTACTTGCGAAGATTGTGGTGCTCCAGGAAAACGATATACTGATGGATGGCATCGTACTCTTTGCGATATCCATGCAGCAATGGATGGTCGTGAAGAAGAATATGTATCTGATGAGGGAGACGAATAATGTTTTATGGTAAAGATTCTATTGAAGAACGATTCGCTTCAGTCCTAAAGAAACTAGGCGAGCAAGAACTGTTTATGTTCGAACCAATGCCAAAGTACAAGGAAGGTGAACGATGGACTGATGAATTCCGTATTCGTGATGGTCATACTAAACTTGCTGATGGTTCATGGGTTACTATTCATAAACTGACTACATATGTTGAAGCACTGCAGAAAAATACTTTGGAGTTGTACGACAACTATCAAGATGCATTGCAAAAGAATAGTTTGGTTGTTAGGAAAAATCGTGAGATGGAATATGGTCTTCGTGTTGCTGAGAAAGCACTGAAGAATTCTCTTGCTTTAACCAAAGAGATGGTTGATGAGTAACTATGTTAAGTGGATGATCACCACACACGCAAAACATAATATAATGGCAGAGTGTGGTTCAGATAATGTAGTTGCAATAGAACCACAGTTGGTGACATCTGATTTAGCAAAAGTATATCCAGGTTACTTACATTATAGATGTCCAGCATTTATTGATGCATTAAAAAACACATATGTTGTTAGAGCGCCTTTTGATTTTAGTATTAAAATAGATCCAAAAGAAAGAAGTATTCAAGTAGATAAAGACATTAATTTCTTACAAAAGTATATACAGAATCGTATTAATGATTCTGTATCTACAGAAAATATGATTGCGTCGTTTAATTATTTTATGTTGTTTATCACTGATGATAATCTAGAATTAGAACAGTTACCTTGTTTATATCATACTAGTGAGTGGGTAGAAAAGACTCAAATTATTACAGGAAAGTTTAATATTAAAAAGTGGATT